TCGATATACATCATTGTACTTGTCATACATGTACTTGTATCCACTATCGTAGAACATATACGATGAAGATGGACATAGATCAAATGCAGTTTTAACATTCTCTACCGCCGTTGCAGAAGTTGCAGCATTATCAGCAACACCAACTGTCGCAGAACGATATGGAGAAACAAATGCTACACAATCTTTTCGATCATCTACTAATCGTGTAAGCATTGTCACATGAGTATCTTGAGTGGTTTTAGTATCACCAGCTCCTCCACCTTTACCACCGATTATGAGGTTTACGTCAACCGAATCGCTATCTTTGAACTTATCATATGCAAGTTCAATCTCACCAGCAGTAACAGCGTGATCATCTGTTCCACCTGTGAGAGAATCAATTTGTGTTGGTACAACACTTGTATAAGCAGTAGTAGTATCTGTACCCCAGTTAGACCCAGCAGAAATATGATCTGTCCAGTAAATGAAGGAAGAATTTCTGAAAATTACATCTGGATAGTAGTTGCTGTTACCGACAGCATCTTTTGCAACAGAGTTTTTAGACATGAAACCGTGTGTTTCAATTATACTAGATTGTCTTTGACCAGCAACATCTGCATCATATCCAGTGATATCACCTGTTGTATCATAAACAACAACATGCAATTCATCACCAGTGCCACGAGCGTTAGCTGTTGCCCATTCAGAAGTGCCGGGAGCACCTGTGAAAGCATCATAGTACTTCCAACGCCGTCTTATTTTCGAGTTGTCTGGAATATCTCTTTGCAAACCAACACCATTTGGATCATCTTTTAGACGAATTGTTAATGCATTAGATGTTGTATTGATTGCAGTAACCTCATACTCATTAAATTCATCAACGGGAGTTAAACCATCGGTGTCTGAATAGAAAGAGATTAAATCTCCTACGTTAAATGCATAACCACTTGCGTCAGCATCATCAACAACACAAGATGTATTACCTTCTGAAGCTGCTCCATTTAGTAAATTGTTTGTACTAAGGTTCTGTTCATATGCACTTGCAGAAGGACAAATTTGAACACCAATTGAGTTACCCCATGTACCAGCGGTACGAGCAGTCCACTCACCATGTGAACCTTGTCCTGTTGAGAAGCTTGCAAGATAATGATCATCATCACGAATGAGAATACCACTATCCGCACCAGCATTGACAATAGCAGAACTTGCACGAACAACCTTGAGATTGTCTGCATATTGTAGAAAAGATGCTGCAGCAAACCAAGTTTCAAACTGATTGCTTGTTCCTGATGGTTCGCCAAAGATATTAACTAAATCTTCTTCTGAGGATACAGTCACCACAGAAGAAACAGGGCCCTTTTCAAAGGCACCAGCAATAGCACCAGTGGTTGTTGCCACAGCTGGAATAACATTTGTCAAGTCCACTTCTTGGACATGAACGCTGGGAGAAACGAGAAAAGCCATTTTTTTACTCCTTGTATAGTCGATTATAAGAGTTTTTTATTTTTAAATATTTATAAAAAATCAACTCTACACATGGTAATTTAGATGTGCGATAACTTATAAATAAATAACAATGCCTAATGAACATTATGAAAAGTATAAAGACACTATCAAGAAAGTTGCTCGACGTAATTATCGCAAAAGAATAGTTCTTTTAAATGAATTTCTTGCAGACAAGTCATGTGAACATTGTGGAGAGAGCGAAACAATATGTCTCAAGTTTTATCCCCACAATTCAGAGATTCGTAAGATAACAAAACGAGTTGGCACTAATGATGATAGCCGAAAAGATGTATTTGATCTTATCAATCAATCACATATTGTGTGTTCAAACTGTTGGATTAAACTAGATAATGATTTGATTGAATTTATATAATTACCAATCTGTAGTGTAATCTCTTACAACTGGAGCCCAACGAGTTCCATATTCATCAACCATTTCACCGATATTTTCATCTTCAAGACCATTGACAACAAAACCAAATGGAGCCATATCTTGTTCTAACATATCTTGTTGTTCTGCCATCATTGTTTTTCTTATATCGTTGTCAGTCAATTCCTTGAAATAGGTCTGATCTGTTGCCCAACCAAACAAAAATAAACATGCCACACAGTCATCATTACAACCATCATCTGCTTGAAATGAACTGCCCTTTATGATAAATGTAGATAATTCGTTAATACAATCATAATCTTCTATAATAAGTTTATTATCTTCCAGTAGTTGTTTTAGATTAGAACACCCTATCTTTTTGACTGCCTTAGTCGTTCTTACCCCTAATTGAGCTCTACCCCCTGAGAACCCCCCTCCAAGGACTTGTCCGGCCCGTCCACGCATAGAAGCCATAATAAGGTTGTCATACTCCAAGTCAAACTGCATGGCGCTTGCAACCGATTCTCCTATGTCATTTACCTCAATTAACACAAACGCTTGATTAAACGCACGGGCAACTTCATATATTTTGCTTGGAAACAATAAAGGTTTGACCTCATTATCTCTATACTTTGCTACAACTTTATAAGGGATTTGTGTGACATCAAACACTAGAAAGGCAGAGTAATCATTCTGTGTACCTCTCGCAACATCAGCAGTCATAAGGTAGGTATTACCTTCCTTTGGTCTTTCATATATGTCGAGATTAGAATTTGATTGCATTGGTGTTTTATAAGCCATCTGCTTTAACTTTACAGGTGAAATAAGAGTATCAATAGACCCCAAAAATTCACATTCAAATTCTGAATTAAACTGAGATTCGGATGTGTTTCGTATCGTTTCTTCTTTCCATTTCTCATCCCGACCCGGCACCTCGCTCCAATGCACTTCTGTAGGGACATAGTTATTGCGTTTTTCCTTTGCATCTACCCATAGCTTATAGAATTGATTCATACCATGTGGAGTAGAAACGATTATTACTTTTGTATTTTGACCGGAAGTAATTGTAGGATAAACAGACGAAAAGAATTGCTCTGCAATTGTAGAAGGAACAAACGCAAACTCGTCAAGAAAGATTATGTTGTACGAACCACCACGAATAGCACTAGATGATGTTGCAGCTGCAACTATCTTTGAACCATTTTCCAATTCTATATTACCTTTGTTCCAAGCAATAACTCCCTGTTGCATCCATTGAGGTAAATTTTCATACGCAAGTTGAAGCCTACCCAATATATCTCTTGCAGTATTTGATTTGTTCGCAAGCACAGCAACATTAGTGTTAGGATTAAACAAAACATAATGAAGCAGATATGATATAATAATTGTTGATTTACCAGACTGTCGAGGGAGCTTATGAATGGTAAATCTATTATCGTGCATAGATGATACCATTCCTCTTTGGAAATCATACATTTCAAATGGAACCAGACCATGATCTAGTGAAACAATTTTCACATAATTTTGAATAAAATACAGGGGGTCTTGAGAACATTTTTGATATTCTAATATCTGTTCTTCAGTGAATTCCTCAGAAATTCCAGTTCTTTTTAGATTTGGATTACCTAAGTAGGCTGTTTGTTGCATCATTTACCTTTGATTAGTTTTTGTAACTCTGCTGTAGAACCCACAAACAATGCATTAGTAACATTCTGAGGTGCGTTATTTGGAACCTCAGATAATTTTTTCATTCTATCTTGTAGTTCGCCTAATTTTTCGGTAACTTCTGCGACTTGTTTGATAAGATTTCCAGCAACTTCATATGCTCTTGGATGTTCGCCTTCTTTTGCAAGCTCCAATATTCCTTCAATCGCATCATTACCACGTTCAACCAAGTTGTAAAAATTTTCTCTTTGATATACATAATCCCTTTCAGCATCATTTACATCACCGTAATCTTGTTGTGAAACAACTGGTTTAGAAATATCAGAGCGAGGTTGATCTACTTCAATAATTCCTAACTCTTTATCAATTTTCTTCATCATTGCCAGTTTTCTCATCATATTCTTGTGCATCTTGGAAGAAAGATGTAGTCTCATTAAATCCAAAGTTATCATCAGCATCTGCTGTTGATGGATTAGGTGTAACTGTATATCTCTGCTCACGCCTTGGTGACTTGTCTGGCATATCTGTATACTGGTCAACAGAAACAGTCTTGATAACCTTACTTGACGATACTGGACCATAAAGATAGAACTTTGCGGTAAATGCCAATGTATAGACAAGTGCTCGTCTTTGTTCAAAATCACCTTCGTAATTATCCTCATAGGTAATACTGTTTAAAACTACAGGAACATCTCTTTTTGTACCTCCACCCAAATCGGCAACTGTAATAGTATAGTCTGGCTGAAAATATGGTAGTATCTGTTCAACAATCTGTAATGCATCGTCTGACTGTTTTGCCATTACATATAATTCTATATCAAGATTATAAGGAACCGGCATGTACTGTGTATCAAGCTGTTTTGTTTCCGACCCCTTAACTGTCTTAAATCTTTGAACTCGATTTAGTTTTCGTGCAGAGTCATACGAAAGGTTCTTTATCTCAAAACCCATTCTTGGTAGTGTGAGAGCAACCTGTTTTGTTAGATCAGCATCCTCACGCAATCGCACAAGAAACTTCTCTCTTGGACCATAAGCAAGAGGAACTTTCATGGATTGTGTTATTGTACCATTATTGTCTTTACGAACAAGATGGACATCATTAAACATTGTACCAAATGAAATGATAACCTTTCTCATTGTTTCGTGATAAAATTGTTGTCCTAACATTACGATTTACTCCCTGCATCCCCAAATGGATTTGACTCACTAAAGTCTAAGACTGTTTGACCTTTTAATTCAAACAATTCATTTTGAGCAGTTTTATCTGTGCTAAAGTCACCTACTATATATCCCTCTTGTAGTAACCAGCCACCGTGACCACTATCAGCACTATGTTCAAGAAGAATATTTTCTCCAACAGAACTAGAATCATTTTCGCCCACAATATTATCTCCATCTGTTTCTTCTAATAGTAATCCAAAATTACCAACAGAATGTTGAATTGAAATTTCTTCATTCTGAGCAGAAGATTGTTCTAATGTAAATTGATAGCCCAAAGTGTCAACAGATAGATTATCTTCAATTTCATCAATCTCAGTGATACCAGTATCAAGAACTTCAGAGCTATAATCATACAATCTGCACCGCATTTTATATACAGGATTATTATCTAACTGATGAAATGGATCATCATGGTCTACAAAATTGATCTGAAAAATTTTAGTCAATATTGGGTGATATATTAAGTCACCCTCATTAGGACGATCTGAATCAGTTGCAGCTGTATCTTGTATGATATAAAAAGTCTCATCACCCGAAACTGTAGACAAAACACTAGATGAAGATGACTGATCTATTGTTCCACTTTCTAAAAGTATCGAACCGCTAGAAGAAGTATCTGTTCCAGATTCAATTTGTACCTGTCTGTCTAGTTCTTGAAATCGTGACTTGTTTACTACGAATGTTGCTTCACTTAAATTCTGTAAACCGAATTGACTCATCAATTCTTTTTCACCAGCAAAACCACCTTCTGAATCTTCCATGTACATTTCTATTGGATGTTGCATATTAAACTTGGAGAGAGAATCTTCTCCTAGAATTGTATCCTCGGCAACAAGAGTACGATCCATATAATAAACATCGTGACCATAGATTTGAATTGCTTCCTTAATCAGATCACTATACAGATTTTTCTCAGTAGTAATTGCTGCTGAATTATTAGTATGAAATGCACTATTGACAGCCATAATTTATCCTACCATATGCATAGGTGGTAATTCGTATGCAAGTTGTATTTGTTCTTCCAACCTTAATTGTTCCTCTAATGCCTCAGAAAATATCTGTTCTCCATTCATAGTAACACCACCCAACATAGTAACACCTGAGAACTTACTTAAATTTGCACCCCATTGTTTCTTTAAAAGACATGTTGCATATCTCTTTAAATACATGTCATCATATACGTCTGTATATGAAGTTGGATCAAGCTTCCTCCAGCACTCAATGATAACATAGTCAACATCGGGAGTAATATCATTATCCCAATCCATATCAAGATAAAGCCTGTTTTGATGTTGGTTGTAGCGATATGGTATCTCCCCTATTAGAATGTGTTCTAGAAAATCTAAATTCTGCATTGTCATATTATAATGCATGACAGATGTAGATGAAAGATCAAAAAGATCATTTAATCTTAATTGATAACGAACATCAAACATATTGCTACCACCACCTGTATCAGTGAAGGGAAAAACATTTACCACGGATAGAACCGCATCGGAGACAGGAATCCAATTTTTCCCCTCTTTCCAAGTTGCAGTTATTTCCGAATCAAGTTTATCTGTCGCAGTTGTAGATGTGTCTGATCTAGCTCGTGTAACTTCAGCAGTTGTTATGAGGTGTTTCAAATACATTCTCTCAACGCCGTCATAATGGTATTGAGCAAAGTATTGTAGTGCTTCGTCTATCCTATCGTCTGCTTGGTCATCTGATACATTAATATCAATCACGCCAAAACCAAGTGCTCGCAAACAATATGACTTAAATGTTGCTTTTGTTGTAGGTACAGCCATGTATCATTCCTTTTATTATTATTTATAAAAGTTTGTTAATTGCGAGACAGTTTGAACCAAATTCTACCCCCACCTATTATGTATATATAGTAGTATAGAATATGAATATTTTGAAGGCCGAACGATATGTTACATAATAGAAATCATGACCTATATACTCCTCTATCACAAAGTTTTAATTGGGAAAATCTTAAAATCTTAGATTTTGGTGGAAGTAAGGGCAATTTAATTCGTAGTAGTAAAGGGAAAATTCTTCCAACAAATTATACCAGTGTTGATGTAGATATTGAAGCAATAGAACTAGGAAAAAAAGATTATCCTGAAGCAGATTGGATTCATTTAGACTTATATAGTCCAGCGTACAATCCGGCCGGTAACGCAAAAATAGAGTTCCCCAAAAAATATGACATTGTGTTTGCTTACAGTGTTTTTACTCACACCTCATTTGAATACTTTATAGAAACTATGGATACACTAAAAACGTATTTAACTCCGAATGGTAAAATTTATATTTCTATGATATCTCAAG